AACCAAACGTCGCCGAAGCGGTGTTTGCTGTTGCATATCCGTTACCATAAATAAAACCGCGTTCCGACGTATTTCCTACGCCTGACACGTTTACAGTCGTATAACCAGCGTAAGCGCCATTATTATTTATCGTACAGATCGTTGCATTATTAGCGTTAACTCGATCGGTTCCGCCAGTAAATAGATCAAAGGCTATTGAACCGAAATAATCGCTTGCTATCGTTCCGCCCGAAGTGCGAAATTGCCATCGTAAATAAGTTGTCGCGCTGCATGACGCTTTAATAACTACGACATAATTCTTATAAGAGGAACTAAAAACATTGTCAAAGGTTGTTCCTGTTGATGAAACGGCTGAAAATGATGAAGTCTGAATTTTTGTAAATCCGCTTCCGCTGGCAATAGTTGCCCACTCTGGAGCTGTTGCGCCGCTGTTTACTTGTAAAACTTGACCAGCAGTACCAATTCCTAAACGGGCTGGAACTGTTGCGTTACGATAAATAATGTCGCCCGCTGTCGTAACTGTTGATTTAGCGATAGCCGCGTCCGCGAGATCGTAAGCTGATTTAGTAGCTGTCGGAGTGGAAGCTAGAACGCTTGAAGTAGTTGAAGTCGAATCCGATAACTGGACAATTCCAGCGACCGAAGTCGTCGCAGCTGTTGACGCCTTATCGTAAGCCGCTTTGACCGCTGTCGGTGTAGCTGCTAGAACGCTGGAAGTTGTCGACGTTGAATCGCTAAGCTGTACGACGCCTGACGCGCTTGTCGAAGCTGCGCTAACGCCAATAGTTACAGCGCCAGAGCTGCCGCCACCTGTAATCGGTGCGGTTACGTTAACGGCTGTTATGTCGCCGACGTCGTTAGTAATCCATGTGAAGTCCATATCGGCATTTGTAGCCTTAGACAGGATTTGACCAGTCGTTCCGCCCTTAAGGTCAGCCATCGACGTATCGACCGCCTGACCAAAAACCTCAAAATCAGCTGGTAAGTCGGTAACTAAGTCGGTCGGCGTTGGCATTTGCCAGCCGAAGTTACTCGTTGGGTTTGTCATTTTTTCTCCTTATGCCACGACTAATGCGGTTTCCCACGTTAGCGATCCGGTTATAGTATTCCACGATTCCGCGATAGGAACTTGCTCCCACTTCATAGCTTGAAGCGAATAACTTATCGGCGAAAGATTTAAAGATAAAGCGATTTCATTATAGGCAGCCTTAAAAGACCAGCCCTCGACGAATCCTAAAAATGTACCCGCTGCCATGTTTGGCGGTAAGTCGCTGATTCGTAGCGGTAAGCCCATAAATACCTTTATCAGCGAATCTCGATCGGCGTCGTCTAATTCTGGATTTGTAAGCTGGTAACTGATCGACGTAAAGTTCGCTTGAGGCGTAGCTCTTAGGGTTAAATAAAAATCGGCTTGATCTTGTGCGTCCACGGCTTTGTCGATTGTCGTATTTATGACCTGAGCTAAACGCCCGTAAATCTCGACTGAGTTAATATCCTCGGCGCTAACTTCACTAGAACCGTTAGCCTTATATTTTAGGGTTATGTCATTACGAACGTCGCCCGCTCGAGTTTCAATCTTGAGCCCGTTAAATAGCGCGTGATTGGCTGTTACGTCTGTGTAGCCATTAGTAGCCAAATAAATGGATCTATGTAAAGAATCGGCGTAGCTGATAAGTCCGCTGCCGTCCTCATAGATATAACCTAGACCAGACGTGGCGAGCCCTGAAACCAGCGAATAAATATCGGTGCGATCCGCTGAACGAGCTGACAGCTCATAATTGCCCGGACGATCGATCTGACCTAATCCCACGTTAGCAGCTGTCGCCCACGTTTCGGTCGGATTGTAGTCCTGCCATTGTTCGGCAGCTGGAACTTCGCCCCAGTTATTTAAGAGTAAATCTTGTAAGACTTCCCATATTTGATCGCCGTCGAAATCCTTTGACAATATGCCATCGGTAAGCGCTTTAGGTAAGCGGCTAAGAGCTCCGAGTGCGGTTATCTTTAAGACTTGATTTATTCCGACCGAACCAGCTGTAACGATTTCGATTCCAAAATCGACGACTGTTCCGCCGAAAATAGGGACGTAAGTATTAGTCGAATCCTTTAACTCGATCGAAACTGAATCGTTTATGTTTATGTTTACGATCGCCTGAGTTAAGTTTAATAGCTCTAAATTACAATAGCCCGCTTGCGCTTGCTGATAGATATTAGTTCGACCGCTAGTAATGCTCAGATTTGCCAGCGTGTAAGTGGTGTATTCGACGCCTTGAATCTTTACGCGCCATACCGGGTTAAATACTGTCATTAGAACGCCAGCGCATTAGCGCCATTTGTGCCGCGATAAAAACTGTTATTTAAAACGTCAACGATTCGGCGGGCTGTGCCTTCCTGGTCGATTGCGCCGCTAACGTTAATATAGATATTTCCGCCACCGTTGCCTAGCTTGTTATTTGGAATTACCCGTCCGTTACCAGATGGGACGAATAATTCCGGACCTCGTTCGCCCACAATGTAAGGACTATTAGCGTTAGCTAAACCGCCATTTGCGAGCATTGGGATCTCTTGTAAATCTTTAGATCCGGGCTTTAAATTGTTAACGATGTTATAGCCCTTGATAAGTAAGTTAACTACTTTGATCGCCGCGTTAATGCCAGCGACGACGCCCTGAATTGCTTTGCTTACGCCGTTAATGATAAGCGCAACGCCTGACCATGCGGTTTTAAAGGCTCCACCTAAAAACGCCGCAAATGGTCTAGCAACAAGTAAAAACGCGGTAACGCCGACTCCGAGTAGCTTGAAAAATCCTGTGTTGTCCTCGATCAAATCGCCGACGGCTTTAAAGACTGTTTTAACGCCTTCCAATACTGGACTTAAACCAGCCTTAAAGATCGGGACGAAGTATTTGTTTAGGTAATCCCATAAAGCCGTTACGCCCGGCAAAAACGTATCTTTAAAAAATGTACCTAATGATTCGAAAACTGGCTGTAAGTCCTCGCCTATATCTGTGGCAAGTGTGCTCAAAGTTGGAATTACTTTATCGACGAATAACGTGACCATCGGTGTTATGGCGTCTAATACGAACGCGCCGACTGTTTCTTTACCCTCGTCAAATGCGATTTTTAAACGGTCAATCTTTCCCGCAAAAGTATCAGCCGCAGCGTTAGCGGATCCTTCATAAGTTGCTGTTACAGCGGCAATCGCTTCATCGAAACTCATTGTCTTAAGTTCGGCAGCTGTTAAACCGATGTCTAATTTAGCTAGTGCGGCGGTGTTACCGTCGAAAGCCTTAGCAATTAAGTTCGACGTAGTTTCCAGCGACTTTCCAGATCCTACGGAAGCGTCGAGCGCAACGCCTTGTAACTTCATGGCAGCTTCGACGTCGCCCGTACTCTTAACTAAACGCGCAAAAGATGGGCGTAATTCGTCGTCTGAAACGCCGACGGCAAGCGCTGTTTGTGTTATGTATGACTCGACCGACGCAATAGTTGCGTCCGTTGCGCTGGTAACGTTTTTAATTGCTGTCGCAAGTTTGACCTGAGCGGCTTCGTCCTCGACCGCAGCTTTGACGCCATCGACTAGCAACGCCCCAGCATAGGCAAGCGCCGCCGCCCCAGCTACGGCGAACGCAGCTCCGGCAGCTTTACCAAAACCGCTTAACTTACCGCCAAAAGTTTCTGTATCTGTTCCCGCGTCTGTTAAACCTTTTTTAAGATTATCGACGTCCGCGAGAATCGAGAGCTTGAGCGTTCTTGATCCGTCAGCCATTAGTCGAACCTCTTAACTATTGTAGTGAAAGCCTTTTCCCACTCAGCGATTAGATATGTTTGCTCAGCTCTTAAAGTTGGGTAAATAAAATATCCGGTCGAACCTCGACCAGTAGTACCCGACCAAATTGGGAACTGTTTAAATTTATTTGATCCAAATTCTGAGCCGCCCCATAGATCGCGAGTAGTCGCGCCGCCGCTAAACTTTTGGCTAACGTAACCGAAAGCAAGCTCGCCGATCTTAGACGACTTACTTACTTTAGAGCCCTCAGCGATTCGACTAGCTACTGGCGACGAACTAAGCGATCCAGCCGCCGAAATAATTTTGCCCTGTAAATAGCCAGCGAGCGCACTCGATTGTTCTTTTGCTTGAGCAACGGCTTCATCGTCCATCGCCTTAAAAGCTCCGGTAATGGCGCGAAGTTCGGCTTTGTCGTACTGGACGACTTCCTTACTTTCCGCCATTTCGTTTCTCCAATATCTCGAGCGCTGTCAATATGTCCGCCGCGTCAACCCACTCACTCATCGGAATTCCTGTCGCAATCGACAGCTCAACGATTAAGTAGCTTAGGCTTCCTCGGCTATAACTTTTGGGGCTTCGGTTTCTCCGACCGTAATATCGACCACCGTTTCGCACCAAATTTCATAAGGCTTAACGGGCTTACCCGCTGCCTCACGTCTTAAAGCGTTCCACGCTAGGAACATTAGATCGGAAATTCCGATTTTTTCCTGAGCCTGTTGAATTGTATAACCTGTCTTTTGCTCCCACTTAGCGAACTCTGGCGGTTGCGCTGTCGTGGTTGCTGTCTTGCCGTCATTTGTTTCGATATGGATTTGTAATTTCATGCTCCCGATTTCTTTTCTTTAGAGTGTTGGTGTGGTTACGCAAGTAAAGCTGAGCGATACAGTCTGAGCGTCTGGAGCTGTGCCGCCAGCGCTTGGGAAAATTGGCTGTACGTCAAAGTTAAAGACTGATCCGCTCGCAGCTGTGAAAACGACTGAAAGTGGAGTGTTTGGAGCTGTGTCCGCTGCTGTCCATAGTGAATTACAAAGTGAGCCGCCAGCTGTCCAGTCTGCGAGCATTTCAACGTCGAAAGTTCCCTGTGAGTCGGTTGTGTAATAAGCCTTACCGTCTAGCGTTTGGTAAGTGTTGATCGTTGACTCGATTGTTAGAGTCGCAGCTGTTGCTTGAGCGTCATAAGTCGCACCCTCGATGGTGAAAGTTATGTCGCGTCCGGTGACGATTGTTGTCGGCATTTTGTTCTCCTAGTTTTCTTGCTTGTAGTAAGTGGAAACGTCAATTTCCGCAATTAGAAAATTGCTTGAACCTAACGTAATGATCGACGGACGCGATACGTCGCCGACTTCATATCCCGACGGAATAGCCGCGAGAATTTCTATTGCGAGCTTCTCGAGATT